AAGTTATCCATTGAAGTCTGGCTGCCAGCGAGTTGCTGGACCACAGTGGACCGCATAAATTTAGCAACAGCCTCGTAACTCTCCTTCCCGTACGAGTGGAATTTTGGGGCTGCCATTGCACCAAATTTTGCATCCACGTTTGGAAGGTCAACCAACTTGGTGAAGGCTGTTTCCATTGTCTGCTGGTACAATTCGATCTTCACGTCACCCTTGACACCACGCCACTGGCCTGCTACCCATTCACCAAAGAAGGCTCCAACTCTTGTTGGAATGTCTGCACCATAGCCCCCCAAATGCTTCCATGGTATAATGGTGCTAGTTGACTTGTGGATGATGTAGTTAACCATGAAGAGGCAGTTGTCACCCAGGGATCTATATTTGTTCCCATCGAATTGAGCAGCCAAATCCCGGTAACCCAACTTGAAGCTTTGAGGGACGGGCACAGCTATAACTTTCACCCAATTAGAACCCAAAAATGCTCCTTGGGGTGTGGACCACTGGACAACGAGGTTACGACCATCACCAACCCGTTGCAACTCCACAAACTTGCCCTTCCATTCGATAACTGCATGCATTGGAGCGAAGTTGACTCCGGCGACGCGGCCAAACAACGGTCGTAGATAGACATAAGCATTACCAGATGGTGGGTGTCGGCAAGCGATCTCCCTCCTGAATTCTAAAATATCAGGTACAGTGTCGAGCCCTGTGGGGAAGCCGAACCGGGTTGGCAAATAGGAGTGCACCTGTGCTTCAGCCATCCCAGGAGACTCATCAATCGGCATTGAAGCGCCAACTTCCCTAGCGAAACGAATGATATGATTCGCCCAGTCCTTAGCAAGTAGTGAATAACTGGCTATGAAACGTTTCAAGTGGGAAGAACCAGTCATCAGACCCATCAGAGGGAAATTCTTAAGAATGTCTCGTTTCCTCACAAGACCAACTTCCGCAAGGATTGCAAGTGCCACTCTCTTCAATTGATCATCCCCACCTGGGTCGAGTTCCGAACATATTTTGTTGCCAAAGGTTTGCAACTCGCCTTTCCCAAATTTTGGGATGTGGTGGGGGGGCATTGAGTTTGTAAGCTCCCAGTATGCATTTGTGTGAAAGCCAGTTGGTGAGAAGCCCTCGGCGAGCGCCAAATCGTAAATCTTCTTGGCCGGGAGCCTAGGGACTTCTGGGAAGACATCTGGGGGGTGCAACACCCACAACCTAGATTGTGAGGCCAGTGTGGGGCCACGGGGCTCACCCCTCTGCGCGCATCCCGGCGTGGTATACCGCAACCATCTGTCATCGGTGAGTTCCTTGATAAGCACGCCCATGGTGCGCAGAAGCTTGTACCATTCGACCTGGTCGCCAACCTGGTACAAAATCATTTGCCACACACCAACTTCTGTGCAGGTGTAAGTCACACCAGCCCCACCATGGTGAATCACCAGGTCAAAATCGGCCAAGAATTCGCCGTGTTCCCGGTATGGTGCCACGTTGATGCGGGCAGCGGGAAACAAATGTGTCCACCTGCCATCGACAGTGATCTCATGGTCGGAATCAACCAACTCCTGGATGACTTCCAATGTGCCCTGCTTCAGGTTTTCACACGACCCCATGGAGAAGTATACTTTGCCCCGGAAATAACCTGGTCGCAAGCGTAGCCTGTTTGCTGGGGCCCGCAGCACCCCAGGTGGTACCTCCGACATGCCGGATAATTTGCATTGACACCAGGTTCCGCTGCCAGAGCCACAGCACGCGTCCCTATCTGTGAAAACCACATCTTGCCACCCTCTGAGGCCGGGTGCTTCGCGGCAAATTGTGAGCCGTTCCCATCTACGAACGAGCCTGGACCAGGGCTTGAAAGGCACGGACATCCCATGAACCTCATAATGGTCTAGCACCCACCTGGGAGCAGCCTGTATCCTAGGGGGTGGGTCTCTTGTCAGATTAAGGCCACTACGCTTTGTGAGTCCTTTTGCGAGGGTGATTTCCAACATCTTGGCTATCCCGCGAGTAACCTCGGGTGGCAATGAAAGCTCACCAAACAGGCAGGATAAGTAGAACTCTGGAGCCTGGGAGGCTTCTGCTCGCGGCACAGGGCACACCTCGAAGATCTTCTTGTTTCCCTTGTACAGAGAGTTGAGGTACGGTGCCACAACGGCCCCGGAAACGACGTACACCAAGTCTGATTGCTCGGTGTAAGACAGGAAAACTCTGAAAGCATCGAGTATCCACTTGTTCATCCGTCGCAACCCAGGTCCTAAGGAGCCCAAGTTAGCGATCCTCACCAATTCTTGGCCTAGCGCGATAAATTCATGTAGTGGCACAGGTATAGGCCGGAATTCCGCCCATGGGTACTTTCGCTCCACGAAATCTTTATGCTCAGGGTGAGTGACCACCACCACATCATTGGGTGTGGGTGGCTCTGTGTCACCAGGGCCCAAGGTGAGTGTGTACTCGGCATCGCTGGCAATGTAAGCGGGCGTAAGCGTTTTCGCAGTGAAATCCACAACGCCATTGGAAACCTTGTAACAAAGTGGTTTGTGAGCGAGGATAAATTTTCCTGGTACCCGCCATGAACCTGTGTGGGCGCCACTCCTGACACGCAGAGCAACAGCTGCGGTGGGATCCCATGCCACCAGATGGTGCCACTGTAAATGTGGGCCCTCAACTGGTGTC